CCTTCCAGGCGCTTGGCAGCCAGCGAGTCCGGTGCGCCTTCCTTTTCGATGTCGTTGTCAAAGGCGTCCAGCTCGTCCAGCAGGGCAACGTCCACGGAGATTCGACGGTAGTTCTTCGCGGCCTTGCCGCCGCGCACGCGCAGAAGCGAACCGATGAACTTCTTCTGCTGCAGGGTGTTGTCTTTGTGCCGGGCCAGGTAGGCCGGGAACACCGCCCGCATGCACTCCACGTCACGCAGCATGGGCTCCAGCTCCGACTTGACGAAGTCGTCTGAGTCGTCGTCAGTCGGCTGCCAGATGCATTGGTTCCGGCGTCGGTGCTCTGCGTTGTAGCCAAGGAAGGCCAGGAGGATCTTGGTGTAGCCCACGCGCGCCGACTTCTTTACCGAGACCTCGGCCACGTCGTCGTTGCTGATCACTGCCATTAGGCCGCGCTGGAACGGCCAGGGTGTCCACTTCTGCTCAACGTAGCTTGACTCAGCAGACAGGTAGAAATGCTCCCGAGCCCACGCCTCAAGCGTGATGGGCTCCTGCACCGCCCATGATGCTAGTCCGCGCTGCAGATGCCGTTCTACGGCCTGCAGCTGGCTGGCTTCGATTCCTCGCAGCAAGGTCACTGGTCATCATCCTCAGTAGTGACGGGCATAGCCGCGCCGGCGTCCGCATCTGCATCGTCGTCGGCATCCACGTCAGCCAGACGCATGGATGCGGCGAGATTCCGGGCCTTGGCGACAATCTGCGTGACCACATCGAGGTCGGAAGCTGCGAGCTGCGGCAAACGACGGCGCAGCGTCCCTGGGATGGTTTCAAGAATGCGACCCGCCCGCGCGCCGACCTTCGACAGCACCTGTTCCATGAGGTGCGCTGGCGCCAGCTCGCCCCGGGTCACAGCGTTCTGCATTGCCAAGCGGTCAGCCTGCTCTCGCGCCAGCCGGGCGCGTTCGGCGGTCAGGTCTTTCCCAGCCTCACCGCCACGGCCGGCAGCGACTTCGCGGAGATGGTCGCAATAGGCGAGCAGCCATTCATCGCCAGCCGCTCCGTCAGCCAGCACGCCGCGACGCACCAGGTCGCTGACTGCCTGCTGGGAAATACCCACCAGATCGCCGAATGCACCCTGCTTCATCGGACTGCTCAGATCAGAAACCACTACAACCCCCTTGGAAATGCGTCATGACTAGCGAAAAACTGCGCGACCGAATACCCGTGGAATCTGAGGCCGGGGAGGACCCATTGGCCTGCCCTCTCCCCCCTGCCCCTCCCGCCCGACCAACCGCACGATGATTCGCGTGGAACATGCCAGCCGTCCGAACCGTCCAAACCATCAAGGCAAGGTCTGGACGCCCGGAACCCGCACCGTTTCTAAGCTGTCCACACTGTCCATACCGTCCACACCTATTTTTTTGATTTGAGTAGTTGAGGGCCGGGGCGATGTGTTGGTACATGTACGCGCGCGAGAAATGGTGTGGACGGTCAGGACAGCGCTGTCGCAGTAGGCGGCAGGTCTGGTCAGTGGTTCGGACGGGTGTGGACGAAGCTGGAGAGGTCTGGTCAGAAGTCAGGTCCACTGGGGCCCTCCCGCCTTGATCGCTGTACGGTTGCCAGCCAGTCATCGATTGCGAGGCCAGGCCTGAACCACCGGGGCTCCCGACTACCGTCATCGGGCCAACGCCTGCGCTGCTGCTCCCAGCCCAGAGTCTTCATGATCGAGGCGACCCGCATCTGCTCGGGCTTGCCGTGCTTGCCAGGCTCCAAGCCGATGGCGTACGTCAGGAGGTTGTCGGTAGTCGCCCAGTCGATCTGCGGCGCCATCGCCAGTCGTGTCGGGTACTTGCTCGGCTCCATCCGAAGGTCGAGCCACTGCTCGACTCGTCCTTCCCAGCTGTCGCCCACGTACCTGCTGGCCTGCTCTTCCTTCGCGTCTGCCGGCAGCTCCCACCACTCGAACCCAGCGTTGAACATGGTCACAGCCTCGGCCCACAGCTGGTCGCGCAACGTCGCGATCTCTGCGATCTGCACGTCGCCGTCTGTTCGCACGGGGAGGAAGCGCCGCCCACCGGTCGGGTCGCGTAGGTACTGATGCTCGTTCGTGGTGCCGGCGAACACGCATTCGCGGCGGTAGGAGCGAGGCACGCGCTCGTACGGCGCTCGGAACTTGTCCACGCGCCTGGTGATGGCGGTCTTTACGCTGGTCACATCGGCCTTCGAGAACGAGTCCATCTCGCCGATCTCGACGCCCCACGCACCTTGGATGACCTGGTAGAAGTCCTTTCCGCTCGGAGATTCGCTGGTCTCGACAAACCATTCGCTGCCGAAGATCGCGCGCAGGGCGCTCGATTTCCGCTTGCCCTGCTCACCTTCCAGCACCAGCATAAAGTCCACCTGTGCGCCCACGCTGGGCTGCTTGGCGTCTACCCATAGGATGCGAGCCACGGCACTTACCATGAAGCACTGCGCTGCGCGCAGGCTGTAGGCATTGTCCGCCGCACCAAATAGCTCAACGAGCATGCGCTCGACGCGGGGCACTCCATCCCATTTCAAGGCACCGAGGTAGTCCTTGATGGGATGACGGCGGTGCCGGCGCGCGACAGCGATGACGGCCTTCAACACCAGGTCATCGCTGCACTTCATCCAGTAGCGCTCCGGATGCTGCAGCCAAGCCGCCAGCTCGTAGGCATCCGAGTCGATGAACTCATCCCTGCTTCCACCTGTCCACGGTGGATCTCGGTGCAGCTTTACCTGATTACTGGAGTCGTTGAGCCACCACAGCCCCTTAAGCCGATCATCGTTCTCCATGATCAGAATCAGGTTGTGCAGCGTGCCCTCGACATTGCCATCGCGATTTCTAGTGAGGTGCTCCTTCCAGGCGTTGGGGTCTACCCCGCCACCGCCTGGCGGTGGCGCACCGCCACCATCGATCACTGTCATCCTGCGCCTTGTCCCCACGCTCATTGCCGCATTGCCTTTTCGTAGCCCCGCGCCAGGCGCAGGTATTCTCTTGCCCGCTCCCGGCGCAAGCGCCGAGAGTGCTCATATGGGTTGTCCAGGGCGGCCTGCGCCGCAGTTCGGTAGGCGCGAGCAAGCTTCGCGTTGGAGTGCAGCAGACGTTCCTCCAGCCTCCTGTCATGCGCCATTGGCAGCCACCACGTCGACCTCAACGACCCGATTCGCCGCCCAAGCGGCGAGCTGCCGAGGCGTCCAGCCATCGCGTTCCAGTGCATCCGCAATGTCCCAACCATCTGGCTGGCCCGTCACATCCACAAAGCGGATGGATCTGGCGCCTGCCCGCTTCAGCAGCTGGGCGACTCCCGGCTTGAACTGATTGGCATCGTTCCTCCACCCCAACATTGCCTGCTGCCCAGGAACGTCGGCATCGGGCCAGAGCACGCAATCCCGGCCGGCCAGTGGCGACCAGTCCGCTTTCGTGACGGCCTTTCCGCCTCCCGACCAGCTGATCGCCGCGTAGCCGGGGAATGCACGCGCCCCCACGTCCCGACACTTCTCTCCCTCTGGGATCAACACCGGCGCGTCGGGTTTCGCGGCCAGGGCATCCAGCCCATACAGCGGCCGCGCCCCTGGAAAGCTCTCAAGGCACCACTGCTTCTGCCCGGTCGGCCCGACGCACCAGGTCACTTGGGGCGTCCACTTCTTCAGCTTGCGGCTGTCGTGGTCGATGAACTCGCAACGCAGCACGTACCCAAGGATCTGCCCTTCCGCGTTGCGGTAGGGAAACACCCTGGCCGGCTTCATCCTGCGGAGCTTGTCGCGCTTAGCGTTCCAGATCGGCACCGTCCAGCCGCTGTCGGTCAGCAATGCGGGCGCATCATCAGGCACGGGTAGGATGGGCACCCACTTCACCCGCAACGATTCTTGGCTCGGGAGTTTCTCGCGCTCTGCCGCGACGCCCAACTGACCGCCACTGAGCTGTGCACATGCCTCAAGGAATCCGATCTGCAGGTGATGCACCAGGAAGCCGATCACGTCGTCATGCGCACCGCAGCCGAAGCAGTGGTAAAAGCCTTTGACTTCATTGACAGTGAAGCTCGGCGAGGACTCATCGTGAAACGGGCATAGCCCGCTGTACTCCCCACGACCAGCTGGCCTGAGCTTGACGTAACGGCCGATGACATCGGCGATGTTTGCCGACTCGCGTACTTCATCGGTGTCTACGTGACTGTTCGCCATCAGCGGCGCCTCGCGGCTTGTGATTCGCGACGCTCGATCATCCACCACTGCACCCGCAGGTACTCGGCAATTCGCTGCCGGCAGCCAACGCCACCCGTGCAAACGCCTGGCGCCTCGCAGTTTTCTGCGATCTGCTCGATCTGTGCGCGCCATTCTGACCGTGGCTGACGGGCAATCAGCAGGGCCTGGTGCAGACATCGATTCACACCCAACGGATACCTCCTTCATCGAGCTGGCGCTGGGCGCTATCTCTACGTTCGGTTTCTTGGCGAATGCGCTCGCGTTCTGCCAGCGCTTCATCGCCTACTAAGCCCGGCACCGCGTCAGTTAACGCGAGTGCCGCCCGCTCCATCGCTTGCCGCGCAGCAGCGCTGGCCGGGCCACGCCTTCGATACCTGGATCGATGGGCGTGGTGGGTTGCCACGTCAGTCCTCAGCTCCCTGCTGACCGGCAGCACGGCATGCGTTCCGCTCCAGCCGGAAACAAAGCGTGCGCACCTCGCGGGAGAGGTCTTGGATGCGATCAGCCTCAGGGACGGTCAACCGCCGATCGGCAAGCGCATCAATGCCGGCGCCTGCAAGTTGGCCTGTCAGCTTGTGCAGTTCCAGCAGCTTTGCCTGGATTGCGGCCAACTCGTCCGGCCAGCCACCGGGAGGTGGTGCGGGTACATAGTCGACCATCAACCCGAACTGCCCCGCCAGCGAGCAAACCCAGTCGGTGGCCATCGCCTGGGTCCCAACGAATCGCTGCAGATACTCGGTTAGGATCTCGGCCATCTCCATCGAGACAGACTCACCCTCGATTCCACGAAGCTTCTTCCGCAACGTTTCAGTGGTGATGGACTTTCCACGCCGCTTGCTGATATGTGCCGCCGCATCTTGCACTCCACCTGGAGCACACGACACGGCATTGTTCAAGGCGTCCCGCCAATGAAGATCAGAGCGTAGGCAAGTCATGCAGCCCCCTGAAATGCCGAGCATTTCATCGTTCCATGCGGGGTAGTGCCGACATCAACATTGCTGCCATGCCAGAGATCATCACGTTCCCTCAGCGCATGCGCTTTCAGGCCATCCGATCCTTTGACGTCCACACGGGGGCGGGAGGTGTTGTTGCAGTCCTGTGGGCGCCCCTGCACTCCGAGTACAAGAAGGGCAATCATCGCCAGGAGGGCCAGAGCCACCCCGCTCTTGCGGATCTGCTGCCACACTCGGAAAAGACGGTAGCGTCGGTGTCCGCGCACCCAGCCGTGGCGAGCTATGGAGAAGATTAGTGCTGGATCACGGGCTGACATTAGCCACCCCCGCCGATCCGTTGACGCGCTTGAAGTAGCCGACGATGGCGCCACCCGCATCACGCTCCCAGCGCACATCCGGTATCAGCTCGTCGGCCGTCACTCTGCCTCCGAGCGTATCGGCTCGCTTCGCGGCGTCCTGGTTCTCAGCCATCGCCGAGGCGACCGCCCTCTCGATGGCAATCGCCACCTCCTCGGTTACACCGTTTTTTCGCCAGTGATAGACGTAGCCAGTCGCGGGCTTGCCGGTCACCCGCCGCGCCAGCTCACTCTGGGTCCCACAGATCGCGATTGCCCGTTGCAGAGGGGTCATGGAATGCCCGTTCACAAGAATTCTTGCGACAAACTAACGCAATCTTTCTTGCGAATCAACAGTGCAAGATTGTTTGCATGTTGATCGGTGAAATCACACGGGGCCTGATGGAGGCCCACGGGCTTGGCGTGGAGGCTCTCGCAGCCCGGGTCCGCGCCGCTGGTGCTCCCAACGTGAAGTACCAGCATATCCAGCAACTACTGGACACCCCTACCCGTCGCCCCAGGTACATGCTGGAACTGGCACGCGCATTCGGTATGTCTGTGGAGCAGTTCCTAAGCTGGGACAAAAGCGAGCCCCTTAGCGCGCTCTCTTCACCTCGTTCTGCACAATCTCAACCCGTGCAACTCGACGCTCCTACCCTTGCCGCGTCGTATCAACTTGTCCGCCTGGCCTGCCTCGCACTTGGATCGTCGTTCGACCCAGAAGACGCGAACGACGCCTCGATTGTCATCTTGGCTCACAGCTACCTGGCTGCGCGCCAGGAGAAGGCAGTTACGCCGGACAACGTGGTCGACTTCACCGCACACCTGCGGAAGCGCCAGATTTCAAAGGGGGTTGATCATGAAGGAAGCGGCAGCACTGGAAGCTCTCGCGCAGGCACTCGCTAGCAAGGTTCGGCAGCAAGCTCAGCCGCCCGATGGAAAGTGCCTGCGCCAGTGTCATACGACTGGGCCTAGCGACGCCATCGCCCTGGCATACATGCGGAGGATTCGGCTGCTGCGCGAAGCCTTCCAGCTCAACTGGCTGGTCGACCAGCACCTAATCCTGAGACAACGTCTCAGCGACCTATCCGCGACAGAGCTGCGCACGCTGCTCTGCGAGATGGAAGAAGCGAGGGAAGCGATCATGGAAGGCTTCCCCCTTGAACAAACCGGCCTTATCAAGAACATGGCCGAAGTGCTGCCACGCCCATAATTGGCGGGCTTACGGGCTACGCCCACCACGCTCGCGGATGAATTCCTCCAGCGTCTGCGGCTCACCGTCATCTCTGGACGTGGCAACACTTGCCACGTCCCTTGGCTCTATACCCTGATCCCGAAGCCCCTGCTTTGCGAGCATGCGGTTGGTTTTGCGCTGCTCCTCTATCAGGACCCGCAACAGAGGCTTGATACCAAAAACCGCCAAGGGCATGAGCAGCCCCAGCAGGGCCAATGCAAACACAGCAAGCGCCACGAGCCAAACACCCACCGCACCCATCGTGCTGAAGAAAACTTCCATAGGCCCCCTCCTCCTTTGAAGGCCCGGAGATTAACACCCGTGAGCCTATTCAGCCGGGGGCCAAACCTGCCCCCAACGCGCGCCCTGAGCACTGGAATGACTCGCACGCAAGTTTTCTTGTTGACTTGCACGCAAGTTTGTTTGTAGAGTCCGCCCTGCCAGCTCTACAGCTGGCGGGCGACCGGCGGGTCGCCACCCTGCCGGCCCCTCCCCTTACCGGCAGCAGCCGCCCCCTCGGCACCTGACCCGCCGGCGCCCTCCTTCGAACAGGAGCGCGCCATGTCCCATCGCTATGCCGATCCAAGTCCCTGCCTGCTGCCGCTGTTGGCCGTGAAGGCCCTGCGGGCGGTGGCAGCACGTGATCACAGCACCGCCCGGACCCTCTGGGTTCGCAGCAAGGGCGAACACAGCCGCAACCAGCTGCGCCGCTCCCGGCGCATGGGCGTCGCCAGCCTCCGCTTGGAAGCCTGCTCGCGCGACATGTCTGCGGAGGTACGGGCATGAGCGCTACTGAAACCGCCCTGGCAACCTTGGAACGCATTGCAGGGGTAAACGCCGAGTTTGGCGCCGTCGCAGCAGCAACGCCGGATTTCATGATTCGCGTGGGCGAATCAATGCTGAAGAAGCAGGCCGTCGATCTGCGCGCTGCCCACACCGCGCTCTCTGAGCTGATCGACCAGGGCGACCGCCTCATTGTGGCGTTCCGTGCGCTTGGTCAATCCAATGGCATGCAGGCTCAGATCAACGCGCACCGCGAGTGCGAAGCATCGATGCTGGCATTCGCCGCTGCCCTCGCCCGTGCCAAAGGCGGTGCCGCATGAGTCGGCGACTCCGCCTCGCTTGGGCAGCCGTCGTGCTGGTAGCCGCGGTTGTCGTGCCGCTGCGCATCGCTGAGATTCACCAGGCGCACAGCGACCGGGACGCGGCCAAGGCACGCTGGGCGCTCAGCACCTCGGTGAGGGGCTGACCATGCGCCAGACCTCTCGCCCGCTCCCCGATTCCGTACCGCTGTGTCGGCCCGGCCATCGACCTCACATCGTGGTGACCGAAGGCGCCCCGACCGGCCACCGCCTGGGCGCTCCCTGCCCGCCGCTGCTGCACATCGAATGCCATCGGTGCGGCCTCGCCACCCGCCCAGTACCGATGGAAAAAGCCGCGTTGGCAGAGCTGCGCTGGACTGACGCAAGCCTCGCGCACCTTCGCATCCCGATCTCCCTGCTCGCCCGCCATCGCGGCGAGGTGCTGGCCGAGATCGCCGCCGACTCCCCTTCCACGCCTATCGCTGCCTGACCAGGAGAACAGCCCATGTCCGCTCCACTCAAGCCGAAGGAAAAAGCCGCGTTGCTCGCAGCGCATGGCGCTTCGGATCACTCCCTCCACCGCACTGCCAAAGGGTTTGCACCCCGCAACCGCCCCGAGAAGCTGTTCACGCGTCGCGTCATGAACTGGCTGGATGAGCGCGTGCTGATCAGGTACGACGACCCGCAACTGCCGCGCAAGGCGACCTTGACCGCCATCGGCATCGCCGCCGCCGAGGCCGAGATCGCCAAGGCACGTGACCTGGCGCTGTCGGCATGAGCGCGCAGCCAACGCTGCCCGTCGAGCAGCAGTTCGCCACCGGCCACCAGGGCGAGTCGCTGGTGCTGATGGTGTGCCAAGGCTGGCTATGGGCCGGCCTCTACACCGCCGCCCCGCGCGAGTCGCTCCTGAAGGTCGCCGCCAGCGCCAGCCGGAGCGTGGGGGTATCGCACCACTCGCTCACCCTCGGTGGCGTCTCGTTCTCTCTCAACCGACTTGCCGCGCAGGCCGCGCACCGCTGGCTCGACCGCCAAGGCGTGCGCGTTCGTTCGATCTCCCCCAACAACCGCGCTACGCGCCGCACGCGAGGAATCGCCGCATGAACCGTTCTGTTGTCATCTACGGGCCGCAACGCTGCGGCAAGACCTCCAACGCACAGGAACTGCGCGCGCACTTTGGCCTGCGTGAGGTACTGGACGACTGGGACGGCCACACCGCGTATCCCCTGGAGGACACGCTCGTCCTGACCAACAATCCGGATGCCGTTGCTCACCACTCATCGCGTGTCCTGCACCACGGCTGGGCAATGCGCGAACTGCTCGCGGAGGCCCGCGCATGAGCGCCCGCCCGCAACAGATCGGCCGGGCCGCCGAAGTGCGCAAGGTCCTGTCCATGTTCCCGCAAGGCGCAACGGTCGAACAGATCAAGACCGCTGGCCGCATCAACAGCACCCACCAGGCTATCGGCTACACGCTGAAGGGGTTGGCACGCAGCGGCCAGGCCATCTGCCACCGCTCCGGCGTGCGCGGGATCTGGCGCTTATCCAGCCACACCCAACATGCGATCGCACCGCTGCGTGCGGTACCCCTGCGGGAAAGACCGACCTGCGTGGTAGGTCCGCTCACCGGCGTCAGTGACGCGGCGACCACGATTCGACACAGGGAACTCGACCGGCAGCAGTTGGCCGACGACCTGGACGCCTTCCTCGCAGCGGGCGGGCACATCGAAGTGCTGGGGCACACCCCGCTTCGCCCGCTGATGAGCCGTCATGCGGCCAACCACGGTAGCTATGCAGAGCGCATAGCAACCCATGACATCGACTGAGGCCTCCATGAGCAGCGAATCGCACGCAGCGACCGTCACCGAACCCGGCAGGCCCGGCAGTACCTATTCCGACGGCCCGGCATGGCATGCATTCGGCGTCAGCCGCGCCGCCTACCACGTAGTGCCGCGACGCACCCTGCAGTCGATGCCGGTCGAGTGGCAGGCACGCTTTGTCGCGCTGATGGAGGAGGCACGCGAAGTGCTGCCGGATGAGGCGTTCCCTGAGTACCAGGTGATTCGCATCGAAGGCGGCAAGTTCGCATCGGACCCCAATCGCCGCTACCGCCACGCCGCGCCCTTCCCCCTTCGCACCGCTAGCGCCGAGCAGGCGTGCCAGGTAGCGCCGCTCGCTGGCGCATTCGTCAACACCGACACCCAATTCAAGCAGGCCCGCCGATGACCGCGACCCTCACGCTTCTTCCCACGAACTGCCCCGTTCTGCGCGACGCATTCGACACGATCACCGCGATTGCGGTCGAGGCCGTATGGCTGCCGAACCAGGCGAAGGCCATCACGGTCGCCCAGGCGCAGACCGCGTTGCGTGACCTGCATCATCGCCTTCCCCGGCAGCAGGATCTGCGGGTGTTCGAAGCCCCCGTAGCTGCGTATGTCTCGACGCTGCGTAGCAGCCTGCAGGACGGCGACACGCCGCTCTGCGATACCACCCGTGCCCGGCTGGCGCAGGCGACTGAATTGCTGGAGCTGGTCAGGAATCAGATTCGCACCGTGGTCGATCCGGCCGACCCGTGGCGTGGCCTGTACCACCCCAGTCGCCTCCCGGCGCGCAACGCCGACGGCGAGATCCCGTGCCATCCGGATGTGCCGATGTGGGCTGACGGTCGCGAGGTGTCGCTGCGGCCGTTGTTCCTCGCACAGGGATTCGACCTGCAGGTGACGTTTGGCGACTTCACCGAAGAAGCCGTGGAGACCGGCGACCACCGTTACTGGGATGAGATGCGCGCGTGGCAACCCATTGGCCCCGGCGCAGATTGGCGCCTGGTGTGGCTGGGTGATACCGAAGATGGCCCAGCCGCATGGTTCGTGCGACCGCTTGCTGCCGAAGCGATCATCGCCTGGGAGGCAGCACATGGCTGACGGCTCCGGCGGTTTCCGCTTCCCGCTACATGACCTGAAGTCGCGGCTGCACGCTGACGAGATCACCGTTGATCTGTTCGCCGGTGGAGGCGGTGCCAGTCACGCGATGGAGACAGCACTGGCCCGAGCGGTAGACATTGCGATCAACCACAACGCCTGGGCTGTGGGCCTGCACTCTGCCAATCCCCCCTTCCCCCGCCACTTGTGCCAGGACGTGTGGGAAGCCGACCCGCGCGTCGAGTGCGGTGGCCGGCCCGTGGGTGCACTTCATGCCAGCCCGGACTGCACGCACTTCAGCCAAGCCAAGGGCGGTCAGCCGCGCAGCCGGGCGACCCGCTCGCTTTCGTGGGTGGTGTCACGCTGGGCCGGCACTGTGCGTCCGCGCATCATCACGTTGGAGAACGTGAAGCAGATCCTGAAGTGGGG